TGTGAAAATCTCTGTATAGTCAGGATTTTTCAAAATTTCTTTTTTATTTTCTTCATTGTAGTTGGCCTTGATACCGTAGTGTTCTTGTATAGTGTCCAAAACTGCATCTTGATCTTCGACAAATTCTTCATAGGAAATTTTTGGGGTTTCTGGGAAATGCAACATCACCCAATTCGTAAATTCCTCTCGTATTGTAAATCTGTCCCACTGTTCTTTCGTTGCGGTAAATGAGTTCGGTGGTGGATTTGTTCTTTTCAGAGGGTCGTAGGTGCAGTACTCCCTATTTCTTGGAAAGCCTGGTTGACTACAGTGCATGGCTGTCAACTCAAAACAAAAATTAGAAATCTTGTCTTCCCGATTAAACCATATGAGATCGAAATCTTTTAGGATATTACACGCAATTTCAGCTCGTTTAAACAAGTTGCCTTTAGTTTGGGTAGGTGTGTTGGATAATTGGAGAGGCATTACCTTGATACAATATGGAAAGGGGAAATTCTCTAGGTGTTTGATCCTGCGTTTGATATCCTTTGAAGTTAAGAGGTCTTCATTAACCGTCCAATCAATATCAACTGGTTTTGTAGTTAACTCTGTGGGGTTTGTTAGGTTGACTGATTTGTTTCTACCAAACCACTCACTACCTTCAACCAAGCCAAAGGTCTTACACAGATACTCATAAAAATAGTAACTCCCAGAACGAGTTACACAGACTACAGCAAAATTACCCATAATCCTCAAACCACTCTACTATTTTATTATAATTTTTAAATTTGTGTTCGTAATTAATTGCTAATTCAACAGGCACAGGAATATTAACAACATGGTTAGAATCTATCTCAAAAAAGTTTGCTATTTTTGCTAAGTTAGTAGAGGGGTCTGATAAAAAATACTCTAGAGAAATTAGAGGCTCTCCGGCATGATATTGATGGTAGGTATTCCAAAAGCAATCTAATCTTTTTTTAAAGAGAGAAAATTCTTGTCTTGAAGCTTTGAGACTAAGATTCTCTATTTTCGGCCGGTCTTCTATTTTGTAGATATGGTTTACACCAGTTCTAAGCCTAGCAACATGACTTAGAAATTGAGCAACAATATCTTCACGATGCAACCATATACTTGTGAAGTTTTTGGTTACTTCTTGAACCTCCTCTGGCTGTTCTGATATATAGTGAGGTAAGACTTTTAAGAGATGATGCTCTTTAGCAAATTCTGTCTCTTCAATATTCGCATAGGAGTTGTGTTTCAACCATGATCCAGAGTCCATTAGGCCAAGCATATTGCAAACATAACTTCGAAATAATGTAGAGCCACTGCGGGAAGTAGCCACCAATCCAATTCTCATAGGACTATATATAATGCCCGAATTTGATATCCCAACATATATAATAAAGGAAATTAGTTTTGACGATATTTTTACTGTCTGGACCGAAAGTTTATGGCCAGGCAGAAAGAGTAAGATCGAACCGATGAGCAGTTTAATTTGGTCAGCTGATACAGGCCTGACTAAAGACTCTTCTATATTTGATAAATATGAACCTACGTTTTTTGGTGTTGTTATTGAAGACTTTCTGGTAGGCGTAAATAGTGGATTTAGAACTGATAAACATGTATATCGTTCCCGTGGCCTGTGGGTAGATTTAAACCATAGAGGATTGGGTTTGGGTCAAGTTTTGTTAAATAATGCTATATCTTTGGCTAAAAAAGAGGATTGTGAATTAATTTGGAGTATGCCTCGAAAATCTGCTTTGCGAACATATAAATCAGTGGGATTTCATAGACATGGGCCTTGGTTGGATAAGACTGTGGAGTTTGGCCCTAATACTGTATCTTATAAATATCTATAAAGGAAGAGTTTATGGCTGTACCCACAACAAAAGCAACTTTTAAAAGTTATTGTTTACGAGCTCTTGGTGATGGAGTTGTCGATATTAACGTATCAGATGACCAAGCAGATGATCGTATAGATGAAGCACTACAATATTTCGCTCAATATCATTACGATGGTATTGAAAAAATGTATCTGAAACATTTGATAACATCTGCTGAGGTTACACGGGCTCGAAGTGATGCGTCAACAACTGGTACAGATACCGTTGATGATTCTATCACGGCCACCTGGAAAGAGGGTTCAAATTACATACCGCTCCCAAATGCTGTCATATCGGTGGTGCAGGTTTTCCCCCTCACCGGCACAGGCGGCGGTGGTAACATGTTCGATGTTCAATACCAACTGAGACTGAATGACCTATATGATTTGTCATCTACATCTGTTATTCAGTATCAGATGGCTATGGATAATTTAGACTTAATAGAACACATTCTCGTAGGTGAAACCCCAATACGGTTTAACCAACACCAAAATCGTTTGTACATAGATGCGGATTGGGCAAATGATTTTACTGCTGATTCAGATTATATTCTTATAGAATGTTATAGGAAGCTTGATCCTACCACATACACTGATATCTATGATGACATTTTCTTGAAAAGATATGCTACTGCTCTGATTAAAAAACAGTGGGGGGCAAATTTGTCCAAATTTAAAGGTGTAACTATGTTGGGCGGAGTAGAAATGGATGGAGAGGGAATATATACAGCTGGGAAGGAAGAACAAGAGAAATTAGAGGAGCAGATACAAATGTTCTTTGAGTTACCAGTGAATTATATGGTGGGCTAAATGGCGGTTAATAAACATTTCCATACTAGCGGGTCACAAGCCATAACCTCAGAAAAGAACCTCTATCGGGATTTGGTGACTGAAGCTATCCAGATATATGGCCATGATGTCTATTACCTAGACAGAACTCTCGTAGCAGAGGATACTTTGATGGGGGCAGATTCTCTATCCAAGTTCAACAGTCAACATCTTATAGAAATGTACATGGAAGACGCTTCGGCCGGTTTCGCTGGAGAGCAAGAGTTGATGTCTCAGTTCGGTTTGCAAAATTTGAGTGAAGCTACATTTGTTGTATCTAAAGAAAGATTCCAAACAATGGATGCTCAGATGAAAATTGAAGATGGAACAGATACAACTGGTGGCTCTATCGCCCAAGAATCAGAAACGAGTGATAGTACAGAAAAATTAGATGGTAGTAGTTTCTATATTATACAGGATACGGCAAATACAGATGCCGATAGGCCTCAGGAAGGAGATGCAGTTTACCACCCCATCCTTGGCAAGTTATTTGAGGTTAATTTCGTAGACCATGATGAACCGTTTCATCAGTTAGACAATAATCCAGTTTACAAACTACGTTGTCGCCTATTTGAGTATGGGTCAGAAACTCTTGATACAGGTATTACAGCTATAGATGAAATCGAAGATAATTTATCTATTGATACTCTGAACCACCAGATCACTCTGGAACAATCCTCGGCTGTAAATGAGAGCTTTAGAATAGAAAGACTTGCTGACGGCGATTTGATAGCTGAAGAAACAGACGGAGACAATACCTTGGGCGAAAATGATTCTACTTCTGTCGGCGAGAAATTGAAGCTTGAGAATGATTCTTACATCGTACAAGAATCATATATAGTAGGTGACATGAGTACAGACAAGACAGCTCAAAATGAGTTGTTTGACAGTTTAGACGATACCATATTGGATTTCACTGAATCGAATCCATTTGGTGACGCAGGAGAAGCTTCATAATGCTAGGACAACAATTCTATCACGAATCCATCAGAAAAATAGTAGTATCTTTCGGTACAATTTTCAACGATATACATTTAGTACGGAAGGATAATGATGGTGATATTACACAGACAATGAAGGTTCCCCTAGCATATGGGCCTAGGCAGAAATTTCTAGTACGTTTACAAGACGATCCTGATCTTGGAAAACAGGTTGCTGTAACACTACCTCGTATTGGATTTGAAATAACTGGCTTAAATTATGATGCCAGCCGGAAATTAAATCGTGTTCAACAATTTAAAAAGGTAAAGGGCAATACTACAAAACAGCTAGACGCACAGTATATGCCCGTGCCGTATAATATCAATTTTGGTTTGTATATCCTTTCAAAACAATCTGATGATGCTCTACAGATCGTAGAACAAATCCTTCCATATTTTCAACCAGATTATACAATCACAATGAATGATATGCCTGATATGGGTATCAAGAGAGATGTGCCCATTGTGTTGACAAATGTTGGTTATGAAGACAATTATCAGGGGGATTTTACGGCCAGGCGGTCTATCATTTATTCTTTAGACTTTACTGCAAAGTTTTATCTTTACGGACCTGTTACATCTAGTAAGGTTATCAAAACTGCACAGGCAGATCAATATGCGGATATGCCTGATAAGTCTCCGAAGAGAGAACAGAGATATGCAGTAACACCTTCGCCGACAGCTGCGTCAGCTGATGATGATTTTGGGTTCAATGAAACGACATCGTTCTTTGAAGATGCTAAAAACTATAACCCAGTTACAGGAGCTGATGAATAGTAACACCTTATTATGACAAAATTTGTTTATATTAGTGATGACTATAGACAAGCTTGGTTAACATATATTATTAATAAGTTTGGTATAGAAAATTGGCAAGAATTTGATGATGATTTTAAAGAAGAATTTAATTTTAAATTAGAAGAAGAACAATATTATCTAAAAAAAGTTAATAGACCCACCTCTTGGTTTCTTAATGATAAACTTGGTGAAAAAGAATTTCTATTTAATATGTCTCAGAGGCATTATCCCAAAGTTGATTATGAATACACGGATAATCTACCATCATTCTCAGATATGATGTTTGAGAGAGCTATAGAATTGCGTGATATGAATAAACAAATAGATTTGCTTTATTCTGGTGGTCTTGATAGCGTTGCTGTTCTTTATGCTCTAGTAGAAGTTTGTCCAAAAGATCAACTTAGAATAATAATGGGAGATGAGACATCAATAACTGTTTATCCAAAAGGATATAAAAATATTGTTGGTCACTTATCTTATGAATTTGCAGATGGTAATCTTTTTGGTGTCGCTAATATAGACACAAATATTTTTACTACAGGAAGTGAAGCTGATAGATTATTTGGAAGTACAGGATACCCTCATAGCAGAAATATAAACACCGAAAGATACACACAATCAGAAAATGATTATGATTATAATCATAATAATTGGTGGAATATAACCAGATTTACAAGAATAACACAATCTTTTAGTAAACTCCAAAATATTAATATAGAAAAGTTTCCTATGGAAAACTATCAGCCCTTTTTTTTATGTCCTTCATTTGAAAAATTTGCTATTAATACTCACCATGATCGTAAAATGATATGGTATGCTGATCACTGGACGAAACCAGAAGATTTTTTAAAATGTAAAATGGAACTTAGAAATTTTGTTGCAAGATGGGATAAAGAATATGCATATACAGTGGTAAAGTCTGAAATGCTTTTTTCTGTGCAAACAGAGATGATTCTACCTTTACTACCAAATTATAATGTATTGGCTATAACAGAAGATGGTGTTGTTGTTAATAGAAAAAATATTATGGAGTATATGTCTACAGATTTTTTGACTATAAATATATAAAATGGTTGGAAAAATAGACAAAGCTCTTGGTGTATGGGATGGTGTAGATAAAGTACTTGCCGAACTTCCCCCCCTATCTAAAGAGGCACAAAATTCTTCACCTATGTATTCAGCAGAAGAGTTATTAGAAGGCATGTCTGATGATATTCAAAATGATTATGATTACCAAAGAAAACAGTTTTACAATCTGGTTGAAAAGGGTTCAACTGCAATTGATGGAATATTGGAAATCGCAAAGGAAGGCGAACATCCAAGAGGATATGAGGTTGCTGGAAATCTTATCAAACAAGTAGCAGAGGTTACTGAAAAGTTGGGTGACTTACAAGAGAAGATGAGGAAATTAAAAGAAGTTCCTGACACTGCTCCTAAGAGTGTTACCAATGCATTATTTGTGGGGAGTACTGCTGAACTTCAGAAGATGATAAAGGGTAAAGATGATGACTGATGCAGTCTATTTAGGTAATCCCAACCTGAAAAAGGCCAATGTCGCTCAAGAGTGGACAAAGGAAGAGGTTAAGGAATATACTAAATGTATGGAAGACCCTGTATATTTTATAGAAAATTATATACGGATAGTTTCCTTGGATGAAGGGCTTATACCTTTTGATCTTTATAGTTTTCAGAAGGAAATGGTTGGGACTTTTCATAAAAACCGTTTTACAATATGTAAACTCCCCCGACAATCGGGGAAATCTACTACCATTATTGCATATATATTACACTATGTTTTGTTTAATCCTACTGTAAATGTGGCGATTCTGGCTAATAAAGCTGCGGTTGCTCGTGATTTATTATCTCGTTTGCAGCTTGCTTATGAACATTTGCCCAAATGGTTACAACAAGGAGTAATGTCATGGAACAAAGGAAGTCTAGAACTTGAGAATGGTTCGAAAATTCTGGCATCTTCTACAAGCGCTAGTGCTGTTAGGGGCGGTAGTTACAATATTATCTTTCTTGATGAGTTTGCTTATGTCCCAGCTAACGTAGCAGAACAGTTCTTTAGTTCTGTTTATCCCACTATTTCTTCTGGTAAAACAACTAAGGTGATTATAGTTTCAACACCACACGGTATGAATATGTTCTATAAAATGTGGGTAGATGCAGAAGAACAGAGAAATAGTTATGTTCCCATTGAGGTACATTGGTCTGAGATTCCTGGCCGAGATGCGGCTTGGAAAAAAGAGACTATCCAAAATACTTCTGAATCACAATTTAACACAGAGTTTGAATGTGAGTTTTTGGGTTCTATTGATACACTCATCACCCCATCTAAGCTTCGGCAACTTACATATAGAGAACCGATACAAAAGAATGCTGGGCTGGATATACATGAACATCCAAAAGAAAAACACACATATTTTCTATCAGCAGATGTTTCTAGAGGAACATCTAACGATTATTCAGCGTTTACGGTGATTGATGTCTCTGAAATGCCATATAGGATAGTTGCGAAGTATAGAGATAACGAGATAAAACCACTTATATTTCCTAGTAAGATTTACGATGTGGCTCGTGCGTATAATCAATCGTATGTCTTAATAGAGGTTAATGACATAGGAGAACAGGTAGCTAATACTCTACAGTTCGATCTGGAGTATGACAACCTTATCATGTCTTCTATGCGAGGCCGTGCAGGCCAAGTCCTGGGCGGAGGTTTCTCAGGCGGCAGAGCTCAGCTTGGAGTAAGAACCACCAAGGCTGTCAAGAAGGTAGGTTGTTCGAACTTAAAACAAATGATTGAGGACAATAAACTTATTGTGGAAGATTATGATTTAATAAATGAATTATCTACGTTTATCGTGAAAGGGCAGTCTTTCGAAGCAGATGAAGGGTGTAACGACGATCTTGTTGCTTGTCTATTTACTTTTGCGTGGGCTACAGATCAAACCTATTTTAAAGAATTGACGAATGTTGACATGAGAAAAACCATGATGTTGGAACAACAAGAGGCATTAGAACAGGATATGGCACCATTTGGTTTTGTAGTTAATGGTTTAGAGGATGAAAATATAGGTGAAATGGTTGATGAATACGGTACTCGTTGGGCGCCTGTGGTACGAGATTATGGGTCTAATTGGTAATAATGTTTGAAAAATTTCCTGAATTTATTACAGATGATCCTCGCTATCTTGACCCTGGCAGAGGACAAGCTGTGACACTTGAGATGATGGAGGCTCAGCATAAGACTATGCTTCCTAAAGAGGTGTGTGAAGGAAATAGCATCCTAGACCTTGGCAGTTGCATAAGTGCTAGTGGTGCTTGGGCATTAGAGAGTGGTGCTTTATTTTATACAGGAGTGGAAATTTCTGATGACAACTATGACTCTGCTTATTTTAATATGAGGGAATATTTTCCGGCCGGGCCGTGGAATCTACATAGGAAATCAATTTCAGAATGGTTTGGAGGCCAAAAAGACATCTACACTCCTTTTGATGTTGTATTGGCTGCTGGTATCTTGTATTCACAAGAAGATCAAATATCCTTCTTGACTAAATGTGCAGAAATATCCAAGAAATATTTGATATTTGAAACTATTGGTACTCACCCTATTGATGATGATCAGTATCCAATATCTATTTATAGACAAGTAAATAGAATGGGTGACGGTAAATTGATTAATATAAGATGCAGCAATGAACCATTTATTAGTATGGTATTAAATCCTTTGGGGTTTTCTTTAGAGGACAGTCGGCCGACATGGCATGGTAATACTGTGCGATTTGTTGCAAGGTATGCTAAAGATTATGCTAAAGATAGTTAGAACCACACAAATATAAAAGGTAAAATATATAAAGGCCAAGCAACATACATTGAAGTTAGAGATGTAGTTATTGGATTGGTATTTGTTATTTTTGCTGCTGCAAAAGATGCGATTGCAACAGGTGGTGTCAACATAGACAATACACTAAAGTATAATACAAACATATGGGCCCATATTTCTGTAAATCCTGCTTCAATAAGGGACGGTGCTGTAATGATTGCAACTATAACATATGCAGCACCTGTCGGCATACCCATACCCAAGATTATACACAAGACTGAGGTTAATAGTAACAATATTATAGAATTTCCGCTAGCAAGTTGAAATAGAAAATTAGTTATAAGGTATATTAAACCAGTTTGTTCCATAATACCGATCATTAAACCTATACCAGCACCTAAAAGAATAAGACCATGCATGGTATCTGCTATTTTGAGCATTGTTGATTTCAATGCAGGCCATTGTATTTTTTCTTTTGTAAATTCCCCTTCAATATTTCCTTTTGGAGCTTTAATCAACAGTAACAAGTAGAAAATTATTGCTGGAAGGGTTGCATAGTATACAACATCCCAATAGGATATTTGTAGGAGTTCTGCCATAAGGAAAGCAGCTGCTCCCATAATTGGAGGTAAGAGTTGTCCACCAGTAGATGCAACAGATTCATATGCTGCAGCAAGTCTTTTGGGGTATCCACATTTTATCATAAGAGGTATTGTTATTTGGCCTGTACTCATGACGTTTGCAACAGCTGATCCACTTATACTACCAAATACAGCAGAGGATAATATTGCAACTCTTGCTGGGGATTTTATATATCTTAGAATATATTGAATAATTATATTCACAAGCCCAGTATTAATAATGACTATACCTATGGTAACGAATATAAAAACTATATTTGTTATAATGTTCATCACCATGCCCATCATTGCGGTATTGTCTATAACAATAAATGCTAGAATGTCAAGATATTTTTGTCCTGTACTATTATAAAACAGTGGTAATAGTAGAAAAGCAGTTAATAGTCCTGTAAAGGATTTTCCATTAGTTTTAATATTACCAAGAATTACAAATAAACATAGAGGAAATGTTAGACTATACATTAACAGTTTTTCGTAATTTGCGATTTCTTCAAGATATGGATAGCAAATGGCTCCAGCAATACTACAGAGAAGTAGAGGTATCCAGAATTTTGGAAATGCAATTGCTAGAGAAGCTATGATGAATAAAATGTATTTTTGCTCATCATACAGAGGAACGCCGACGTACTGTTGCAAGTCGGCAATTCCTAGAAGTAATGCTAAAGTTAGAAAATACTTAGCGTAGTTTGAGCTTGTCATATGCTTTTAGAGCGCCAGGGTGAACAGGAACACCAAATCCTTTGCCTTTAAACATAAGTTTCTCATTAAAACCACGGGTCATACCACTAGCTTTGCGGTAGTCATCAGCGTGTTTATGAAGCCCTAACACAAAGCGTTCCACAACATGGTCTGGGACATGTTTACCAGCAAATACTGTGTAAGGATAAGCAAGAACTTTTACTGGACTTTTAATTTCAGGCCATTTCTTAGTAGGGTTTACTGTCGCAAGATAGTATCCAACCCAATCAGAACCGAAAGAATCCTTGAAAGTAATCTGATCGTAAGTAATTAATTTAATGCCACCACTTGCTGCATGTGCTAGATGCCACTTTTTAACAAATCCTGCTCCAATTACAGAGAATGCCCAATCTAGTTGGCCATTAGAAAATTTCTTGATCATTTGACCAGTTGAAGTAATAGGTACAGGGGTTTGATCCCCCATTGTTAGACCACCATTTTTTAATGTATCTCTAAAGAGATAGTGAAACATAGAAGTTTTTGGAGCCAGAGCTGTTCTCCCTTCTTTTAGGTCAGATATGGAATCTGCTTTGGAATCTGCTGGAACAGCAATGGCCACCATAAAGGTCTGAATTTCTGCTACAAATCTGATATTTTTATGAGCCTTTTTTGAAGCATTTGTACCGTGATAACCCCAAGTAAGATTTGCTGGATTTCCTATACCAAAAGCTACTTCTTCATTATGAATTCGCTCAAGATATCTTTGAGTACTTCTATGAGGAAGGGGAACTATATTAACTCCAGCTTTGTTTAAAACTTTGTTAAGTATGATACCTATCTGGTAATTTGCTCCACCTTTGGTGGTTCCAAGAGTGGCTGCGTTTACTGATGTTGTGAAAAAGACAGTTACCAGAGTGGCAACTGCTAGAAAATGTTTTAACATAATATCTCCTTTGTTCAAATTCACTATAACTATATATATTCCCTAAATCAATTCAATTAAATCATTATCTAGTTTGATCCAACAATTTGTGCAGAGTATAGTAGATTTAGCCATGAGATGAAAAATTTCTTGTCTGCTATCATTATTGGTTCCTACTCTTTTTGTTATCTTTCGAATTTCAGCATCATGCGGGTAAAATTTAAGACACACAGTTTCACTTTCGCCGCAATGAACACAAGACTTATCATTGAGCCATTCGTTAAGCAACACAATTCGTTTGCGGTAATTGCGTCTGGCTACCTTCTTTATAGTGTCTTTATATTTTTCGTAGTGTGCATTTCCCATGTTAATATTTATATGTTATAAAGCATCTAAAAATGTGAGTTAAGAAGGTTGAAATTATAAATATCTTTGAACAACAACTCTTTAGCTAAGGGAGTAAAAAAATGGGATTTTTAGTTTCTCCTGGCGTACAGGTAAAAGAAATTGATCTTACGAATGTTGTTCCTGCCGTTGCAACATCTATCGGTGCAATTGCAGGACCATTCCAAAAAGGGCCCGTATCCGAAGTTACCACAATAGGTTCTGAAGAAGACCTATTGCGTATTTTCGGTAAGCCTAACAACTCAAACTTTGAGTGGTGGTTTACTGCTGCAAACTTCTTGCAGTATACTAACTCTCTTAGGGTTGTAAGGGCTGAATCGGGTGTTTTAAACGCATGTTCTGAAACAGGCCTTCTGGTTAAAAGTTTAGACCATTATGAAGGAAGTTACAAGGACGGTCAAGGAAGTGTGGGGCCTTGGGCCGCAAAAACCGCTGGAACTTGGGGCAATGCGTTAGAGGTTTCAATTTGTGCTACTTCTACAGCCTACGAACAAAATATTACGACAACCAACCTAGTAAACGGTGCTGGTTCTGCTAGTGACACAACAGTTACCGTTGATGACGTTGACGATTCTACTTACGGTATTAATGTTGGTGATATCGTTTCGTTCTTCACAGATAGTGGTTTTGGTACATATGCAACCAACCATATTGGTATTGAATACGAAGTTACCGCAAGGTCTACTTCATCTGATACCATCACAATTCGTAAATTAGACGATCCAAATGGTGCAGGCCTTGCCGGCACGTTAGCCGACAATTCTTATATTCGCCGGCGTTGGAAATACTACGATTTGTTTGACGGTCCTCCAGGCACAACTGCTTGGTCAACGGAAAATAACAAAGGCACAGCAGATGAAATGCACATCGTTGTTGCTGATACGTCAGGTGAAATTAGTGGATATTCAAACGCTGTTGCTGGCCAACGTACACTGGCAGCTCTGGAGATATTTCCCAGAGCTTCAAAGAATCCATCAGCTAAAACTGCCCAGGGTTCTTCAAATTATTATAAAGATATCGTTTACCAACAGTCCAATCTGATTTATTGGATGGATCATTTAGGAGCAGGAACAAACTGGGGTACAGACCTAGTTGCTTCTAACAGGGTCGATTTGAACGGAACAGACTCGACTAGCTCGAACGAGGGCGACAGCATCGTATTAAACGGTACTGACGGTTCTTATACTAACGCAGGAAGTTACATCATACAGGATGGGCCAACTACTGGCGGTTCTTTCACAGCAGTTAATGCTCCAACATATGACGGTTTAACTGGTGGTACAGATGATTATTCTGTTTCACATGGTGAATTACAAATTGCATACGATAGATTTGCCGATGTTGAATCTTTGGATATTAACCTTGTACTTGGTGGGCCAAGTTCTGGTGTATCTGATGCATCTGGTACAAGTGGTGATGCTTTCGACACACACGGCACAATGATTACTGATTTGTGTGAACTCCGCAAGGATTGTGTTGGATTTATTTCTCCTGCTAGATCAGACGTTGTTAACGTAAGTGATCCAGTAGTTGCAGTAAATAACGTAAAGACTGCTTTCGATACACTGCCTTCATCGTCATATATGGTTTATGACAGTGGATACAAATATATGTACGACAAATACAATGACTTCTATCGGTATGTACCATTAAATGGTGATACCGCCGGACTTTGTGCTCATACAGATAATGTTGCTGATCCTTGGTGGAGTCCTGCTGGTTACAATCGTGGCCATGTAAGAGGCGCAATTAAGTTAGCTTTCAATCCACAACAAGCACATAGAGATATTTTATATCGTGCAAGGATTAATCCTGTAACAAACTTCCCAGGCCAGGGTGTGGTTCTCTTTGGAGATAAAACTGCACTTACTAAACCTAGTGCATTTGACCGTATAAACGTACGGCGATTGTTCTTGGTTCTAGAGAAAGCAATTGCAACTGCTGCTAAATATCAGCTCTTTGAGTTCAACGATGAATTCACAAGAGCACAATTTAGAAACATGGTTGAACCTTTCTTGCGGGATGTGCAGGGACGGCGAGGCATCTTTGACTTTAAGGTAGTCTGCGATGCTAGTAATAATACAGGCGAAGTTATAGACCGTAACGAGTTTATTGGTGACATATACATCAAGCCTGCTCGTTCTATTAACTTCATCACCCTAAACTTTATTGCGGTACGAACTGGTGTATCGTTTAGCGAGGTAGGAGGCTAGTCATGGCAATGATAGATGATTTCAAAGCTAACTTGATTGGTGGTGGTGCAAGATCAAACCAATACAGGGTTACGATTACTCCTCCGCCTGGCATTGCAACGGGCCTTGATGTTCGTAGAACTTCTTTTCTGGTAAAGACAGCGAGTTTGCCTGCACAAAAACTTGGCGAAATTAAAATCGACTTTCGAGGCAGAAGTATCTATATAGCTGGAGATCGACCAGACCCAGAAACTTGGTCTACTTCTGTTATTAACGATACAGATTTTATGGTCCGTAACGGGATTGAACGCTGGATGAACGGGATCAACGATCTTGCAAACAATACTGGTGTAGTTGCTCCCTCTGATTATCAGGCTGATATGACAGTTGAACAGCTGGATAGGGATGATACAGTTCTTAAAAGTTACATCTTTAGAAGTGCTTGGCCGACAGAGATAACAGCAATTGAGCTAACATCTGCAGCCGCTGACGCAATAGAAAGTTTTGATATAACTTGGAGATATCAACATTTCGAAGCTTCGGGTGTAAGTTTCTAATTATAATCCTACTAAATAATAAGTACTACAGTAGGAGATATTATGGCTGAACTTTTCGGATATAGCATAGAACGTACTAAAAAGGTGAAGGGGTCTGGAAAATCATTCTCGACCCCTACTCCTGTCGATGGCACCATTGACGTTGCCGGTGGTGGTTTTTTTGGACAAATACTAGATGTCGATGGGCGTGAAAAGACTGAATTAGATTTAATTCGACGTTATCGAGACATTTCCACACAATCAGAATGTGACTCTGCAATCGAAGATATAGTGAATGAAGGCATTGTATCAAACGAAAAAGATCAAGCAATCGAGATTGATTTAGATCGTTTACCTTATACAGATAAAATCAAACGTAAAATTAGAACAGAATTTGACGAAGTATTGAGGCTCCTTGATTTTGAAGCCAAAGGGCATGATATTTTTAGACGATGGTATGTTGATGGGAGGGTGTACTATCATAAATTGATTGATGAGGCTAATCCCAGAAAGGGCATCTGTGAGCTTCGCTATATCGATCCTACAAAAATCAAAAAAGTACGGGAAATAGAAAAAGATAAAGACCCCAAAACTGGCATAGAGCTTATTAAAAAAATCAATGAATATTTTGTTTATAATGAGAAAGGGATTTTACTAGACGGCATGGGCAGCGCCGGCCCGATGCAGGGTATAAAAATTGCAATAGATTCCATAACTTATGTGCCTTCTGGTTTAATGGACGGTAACAGTGGCCGGATTATGTCTTATCTTCATAAAGCAATTAAACCTGTAAATCAATTACGAATGATTGAAGATGCGATTGTAATTTACCGTATTTCAAGAGCCCCAGAACGTAGAATTTTCTACATTGATGTTGGTAATCTTCCCAAAATTAAAGCAGAACAGTATCTTAAAGACGTTATGAATCGTTATCGAAATAAGTTGGTATACGATGCAAGCACTGGTGAGATTCGTGACGATAGAAACCACATGAGTATGTTAGAAGATTTTTGGCTCCCCCGAAGAGAGGGTGGCCGAGGTACAGAAATTACAACATTACCAGGCGGTTCAAATCTAGGTGAAATTGATGACATCGTATACTTCCAACGGAAATTATACCGTTCACTTAACGTGCCAATTTCAAGACTTGAAAGTGAACAAGCTTTCTCTCTCGGCCGAACAACTGAAATCACAAGAGATGAACTCAAATTCACTAAGTTTGTTCAACGGATTAGGAAGAAGTTCACACCCCTATTCACTGACATACTTAAAACCAACCTTCTCCTTAAAGGGGTAATAGGCCCAGAAGATTGGCCGAAGATGCAAGAACATATCCAATACGATTTCTTGCAAGATGGTTATTTTGCAGCTCTTAAAGAATCAGAGTTGTTAGAGGATCGTGTTAACCAGTTAGGTACTATTGAACCATATATTGGTACATTCTTTAGTAAAGAATATGTTTTGAAACATGTATTACACATGACTGATGCTGAAATTCAGCTCATGCGTGATCAGATTAAAACTGAAATGGATACAGACCCGATGGATGGCGGCCTTGTTATACCGCCAGGTAGTGATGGGGTTCGTGCTGTTCCTGTCGGACCAGATGGAATGCCTATGGACCCAGAGATGGATGCTGCTGATAGGTCGAGAATGGCTCTTGGTATGCCTCTAGAGGGGGAAGGGGAGGCTCCACCAGAGGAAGAAGAACCAGTAGAGGATGAATTTGATAAAAGTCTAACCGTGAAAGGAAAGAAAAAATGAGTAGTAAAGAATTTGTAGACGCAATTGCTAGTGGAGATAATGTTAAAGCTCAGAATGCTTTTAACACTGCCATTTCTCATAAAGTAGGGGATTCCTTAGAGTTAAAACGTAAAGAAATTTCTAAAGAATTTGTTAAAACACAGGTGGGGGAAGATGATTCGTTTTGAAAATCTGTATGAAACTACTGTTATAGAAAAAGACGAGCATAAGAAGTCTACGGAATATAAAAAATTGTCTCCTAAGATGAAAGATGCTGTTGACGCCATTTTCGTTAAGATGGACGCTAAGCCTTCTGATTTCCTAAATAGTTTTGAGAAAACTCTATCTGTAGTAGCAAAAAAACATAAAGTTCCTGAGAAGGCTTTAACTAAATACTTTGAACGAGAAATGTTGTCAATATAGGGGTAGAATATGGCATACACAACACAAACTTTGATGGATTCTGATTGGGAAGTGGTTACGAAAACCACAATCACTGGTACAAACGGAACTGCTACAAAAGTTGTAGATGTTTCTGCGCTTACTGGTGCTGCAACTGATCCTAGAGTAACAATCGTAAGTGCTTGGTGGACGGTCAGTTCAACATTAGAGGTAGAGTGGAACGCCGACTCAAACGTAACAGCATTAACATTAAATGCAAATGGTAGTTATAATGCTGGTGGTCAGGCAATGCCTTCTATTTCAAATAATGCTAGTACAGGTATAGATGGAGATATCTATCTCGAAAATGACGCAGCTTGTGTTGGAACACTTATTTTAAAAATGAGAAAAGTTTCTGGTTGGGACAACTTAGAAAGAGGAGCATAGGAAAGATAAATGCGATTAATTTCTGAACAAATCGATGATGCCGAGTTTATTGTAGAAGCAAACGAATCAAGTGGGGATAAAACTTATAAGATTAGGGGATGTTTCATGCAAGCTGATGTTAAAAATCGCAATGGCCGGATATATCCAGAACAAGTGCTTGCTAAGGAAGTAGCAAAATATCACAAGAATTTTATCAAGGAAAAACGTGCATTTGGAGAATT